GCCAGCGGATACGAGCTGGTGCTCATGCGTTTAGCCGGTGATATGCGCACGTTAAAAGGTGTGCACTCATTCGAGCGTAAAGCCGAGATTAAGCGCGGCATGTTGCCGGAGTACGCGCCATGGGTCGCGGGCGTTTTGGCCGACGGCCGAGGTGCTCAAGATGCGGTTTTAATGACCGTCATGGTGTGGAAGCTCGACGCCGATGATATTGCCGGAGCGCTGGAGATTGCCCGCTACGCCCTGAAATACGGCCTCGCTATGCCGTCACATCTCAACCGACCCACCGGTTATTTTTTGGCTGAGGATGTGGCTATCGCCGCCGAGCGTCTACGTACTGCCGGTGAGCCTGTGGCCGTGTCGTTGCTACTCGACACCATGGCGCTGACCGAAAGTACCGATATGCCGGATAAAGTGCGCGCCAAACTGCACAAAATCACCGGGCTGGTACTGCGTGATGAGGGCGCGGCGCTCCAAGCGCTAGAGCATCTTAAACGCGCCATGCAGCTCGACCGCTTAGCCGGTGTGAAAAAGGATATTGAGCGACTGGAGCGAGCCATTAAGGCCGCCAGTGAACCCGAACCAGCTCCCGCGCCAAAACCGAAAGAAAGCGCCAAACCCAAAACAGCGAAGCGTGCGAAAACACCGGCTAAATCAGCCACTCGCACGCGCAAACCGACGAGTGCGACCGCTCGCCGCTAACAGAACGCGCCCCGCGCCGGGCGGCACGCAGAGAAAACAGACTTGCTCTGATTGGCTTCTGCGTCCACCGCCCACCCATTACAAGGATTTGTCATGACGACAATCATCATTCCTGCCTCGGATGAGAATACCGACGCATCAGGGATAGTCATTCCTGCGCCTGAACCGCGTGAGCCGGTCATTAAAAACACCTATTTCTGGCCGGATATCGACCCGGTGCGTATCCGTGAGCTCATGCGCCTTGAGTATGTGGTTACGCCTGAGCGATTGCGTGAAGCGATCCGTATGGGGATTGCCGAAACCAACGCCGAGTTACATCTCTTTCGTGAGCGTAATATCGCCGCAGGCTACTCCCGTTTAGCGGAGGTTCCCGCCGAGAAAATCGATGGTGAAAGTGAAAAATGTTTTCACTACCTGCGCGCCGTGTCGGCCTTTGCCAGTGCCAGCGTCTACGAGCGTTATCGCGGCTATGACGCCAGCGCCAAAGGCGACCGAAAAGCCGACACCGTTGAGAGCACCGCTGACACGCTGTGGCGCGATGCACGCTGGGCGGTGAGTCGCTTAGAAGGGCGGCCTAAATCCATCATAGGGCAAATCTAATGCGCGTTATCGCCTCACAGGGGGACACTCTCGACGCCCTGTGTTATCGCCGTTACGGGCGCACCGAGGGCGTGGTTGAGGCGGTGCTCGCAGTCAATCCGGGACTGGCTGAGCTGGGCGCGGTGCTACCGCATGGCACCGCTGTCGAGTTGCCGGTCGTTGAGTCCTCGACCGTGTCGGAGACTGTCAATTTATGGGATTAATTCATGATCGAATCCGATAAGACCGTAGTGACGCTGTTCCTTACCGGCGCGCTGATTGTCGTGGGTAAGGTGCTCGCCGGTGGGGAGCCCATCACGCCTCGGCTTTTCATTGGCCGCATGTTGCTCGGCGGCTTTGTTTCCATGGTATCAGGCGTGGTACTGGTGCAGTTTCCCGAGATTAATCCAGTGGCTATCTATGGTATCGCGGCCATGCTAGGGATCGCCGGTTATCAGGTGGTGGAAATCTTTATCCAGCGCCGCCTAAGCAAAGAAAACAAAACCGACAAAGGGGATAAATAATGGCCGTGATTGAAGTCCATCCAAACGTCGCCGCGTTTCTCGATATGCTGGCGTTTTCTGAGGGAACGGCGACCCACCCACTCACCCGAAATCAGGGCTATGACGTGGTGGTGACGGGTATCGATGGCAAGCCGGAGATTTTCACCGACTATAGCGATCACCCGTTTGCGCACGGGCGCCCCGCGAAAACCTTCAACCGACGCGGCGAGCGCTCGACTGCCTCGGGGCGTTATCAGCAGCTTTATCGCTACTGGCCGCACTATAAAGCGTTGCTTTCACTGCCTGACTTTACCCCGTCATCACAAGACCGCCTCGCGGTGCAATTGCTGACCGAGCAGCGAAGCCTTGCGGATATCGAGCTCGGTGATATTGAGCAAGCGATTAGCAAGTGCCGCAATATTTGGGCGTCATTGCCGGGTGCCGGTTACGGCCAGCGAGAGCACCGGCTCGATAAATTGGTCGCGGTCTATCGCGCGGCTGGGGGAACACTTACCCAATGAAAACGCTGATTATCTTGCTGATAGTGGCTGTGGTTGGCCTGTTGTGGTTAAAGCGTGAAAACCGCGAGCTAGGGCAAGCCCTCAGCGACGCCTCCCAAACCATAACCACGCAAAAAAATAACCTCGCCACCTTAAAAAATCAGCTCAACGTGGTGCGCGATAACGCCGACCGCAGCGAACGCGTTCAGGTGGCATTGCGTCAGCAGCTCGCCCACGCGCAGCAGCTCGCTACCGGCAAAGACCAAAAAATAACGAGGCTACTCAATGAAAATAAAGCGCTGCGTGATTGGTATCAGTCTGCTTTGCCTGATGGCATTGCAAGGTTGCACACCCGTCCTGCCTTTGACACCCCCGACGCTTATTTACGTTGGCTGTCCGAAGGTGACGAGCTGCCCGATACCGGCAAGCCTGCCGAAAACTAACGGCGATCTGAGTGAAGACAACCGCCAATTAGAGCGCGCACTGGTGAGCTGTGCGCTACAAGTGGAAACCGTGAAACAGTGCCAGGAGTCACACGATGTTAAAGCCCAAGAGTCTGCGCGAAGCGCTTGAGAAAGCCGCGCCGGTGCTGCGTAAAAATCCCGATATGCTGCGCCTGTTTGTAGATAACGGGACGATTGCGACCACGCTGGCCGCGACGCTATCACATGAAAATCTGTACACGCTCAATGTGATTGTGACCGATTATTCGGGCGATCTGGATTTGCTCATCGTGCCGATTAACGCATGGCTCCGCGAAAACCAGCCGGATATCATGACCACTGACGAGGGCAAACGGAACGGCTTCACTTACTTTGCTGACCTGAATAATCACGACAGTATCGATATCAGTTTTAGCCTGCGCCTCACCGAGCGCGTTATCGTCAAGCAGGTTGATAGGGCGCTTCACGTGAAGCACCTCGTCGAGCCACCTATCCCGCAGCCGGTTGAGCGCCCCATGGAGCTCTATATCAACGGCGAGCTAGTGAGTCAGTGGAATGAGTGAGCTAAAACAGTTTGAGGACAGGCTCGCGGGGTTGATTGGCAATCTGACACCGGTACAGCGTCGTAAAATTGCGGTCGAAGTGGCTAAGCGCTTGCGCACCAGTCAGCAACAGCACATTAAGCAGCAGAAAGCGCCCGACGGCACCCCATACGCCAGTCGAAAACCGCAACCGGCCAGCGGCAAGCGAGGCCGCGTAAAGCGCCAGATGTTCGCCAAGCTGCGCACCAATCGCTTTATGAAAGCGCAAGGCTCAAGCGATGCCGCCGTGGTGGAGTTTGTCGGACGTGTTCAGCGTATGGTGCGGATACATCAAGAGGGCTTAAGCGACAAGCCGAACCGCTTTAGTCGTGAAGTGAAATATGATGCGCGCCCGCTGTTGGGATTTAGTGCAGGGGATAAGCACATCGTTGAGGAGGTTGTCACCGCATTCCTTAGCGAATGACTGTTGTCTGAGTCCCCATCCTACGGGCTCACATTGCCGCCGAACCCCCTCGGCGGCATCCTTTCTTGTATGAGCACACAATCCCAACTATCCGAAATCTCGCGCCTACTGCGCAATCTTATCCGCACCGGCGTCGTGTCCGAAGTCGATACCGATGGAGCCCTGTGCCGTGTCCAAACCGGCGAAATACAAACCGGTTGGATTAACTGGCTGGCGCGTCGCGCTGGCCGTTCGCGTGACTGGTGGGCTCCGTCGGTGGGGGAGCAGGTGTTGTTGCTGGCTGTTGGCGGCGAGCTCGATACCGCCTTTGTCCTGACCGGCATTTACAGCGATGACTTTCCCGCCCCGTCGGCGTCTGCCGATGGTTGGCGCGTCGAGTTTCCAGACGGTGCGGTCATCGAGTACGAGCCGGATACCGGCAAACTCACCGTGAGCGGCATTAAAAGCGCGGATGTGAACGCCTCGGCGTCGGTGGTGGTGACTTGCCCGTCCGTCACCGTGACCGCCAGCGAAAAAATCATTCTCGATACACCCGAAGTTATTTGCACCAACAAGCTAACCACCGGCTCTATCGAGGTGAAAAAAGGCGGCACGATGCGCGGCACCATCGAACACACCGGCAAATTCACCTCGAACGGCGTACAGGTTGATAAACACGGGCATGGCGGCGTTAAAGGCGGCGGTGAATGGACGGAGGGAACGAAATGACGGCGCGCTATTCCGGCATGAGCCGAGAGGACGGCCAGCAGCTCGATGACCTCGCGCATATTCGCCAAAGCGTGCGCGATATTCTTATCACGCCGGTCGGCACGCGGGTGATGCGCCGTGAGTATGGTTCGCTCCTGTCAGCGCTGATTGACCAACCTCAGAACGCCGCGCTCAACCTACAAATTATGGCCGCCTGTTATATGGCGATTTTGAAATGGGAGCCCCGCGTTAGGCTCACGGCCATCACGTTCGATAACCGGTTTAACGGCGAAATGTTTGTCGATATCACCGGCCAACTGACCGACACCGGCGGCACCTTCTCCCTTAACGTACCTGTGAGTTAATCCATGGCAACCATTGACCTAAGCCAGCTCCCCGCGCCCGATGTGGTCGAGGTGCTGGACTACGAAAGCATTTTAGCCGAGCGCAAGGCGACGCTGTTGTCGCTGTGTGACGAGAGTCAACGCGAAGCGGTGGCGCGCACCTTACAGCTCGAATCGGAGCCGCTGACCAAGTTGCTCGAAGAAAGCGCTTATCGCGAGGTGATGTGGCGTCAGCGCGTTAACGAAGCCGCTCGGGCGAATATGCTGGCTTATGCCACCGGCGGCGATCTGGATAACCTCGGCGCAAACTATAACGTTGAGCGTCTGGTTATTACGCCCGCCGATACCACCGCCATTCCCCCTCTGGCCGCCGTGCTGGAGTCCGACAACGATTTTCGGGTGCGTATTCAGCAAGCCTTTGAGGGCTTAAGCGTGGCCGGTTCAGTGGGCGCGTATCAATTCCATGGCCGCAGTGCTGACGGTCGAGTCGCTGACGTATCGGTCATTAGTCCAACACCGGCGTGTGTGACGGTTTCGGTGCTTTCGCGTGAGGGGAACGGCGCGGCGAGCGAGGAGTTGATCCAGATAGTCAATCTCGCGCTTAACGCCGAAGACGTGCGCCCCGTTGCTGACCGTGTGACGGTGCAAAGTGCCGAGATTGTGCCATATCAGATTGTGGCCGAGCTCTATCTCTATCCGGGGCCGGAAGTGGAGCCGGTACGCGAAGCCGCTGAGGCCAAACTGAAAACCTACATCACCGCTCAGCACCGCCTCGGGCGTGATATCCGTAAATCTGCCATCTATGCCGCGCTCCATGTGGAAGGTGTGCAGCGTGTTGAGCTCGCGCAGCCGGTAGCCGATATCGTACTCGATGAGACTCAGGCGTCCTATTGCTCTGATTATGCGATCACCATTGGGGGCGCGGATGAGTGATAACCGCCTGTTACCGGTTGGCTCCTCGCCGCTGGAGGTGGCCGCCGTGATTGCCTGTGCTGAGATAGAGCGAACCCCAATACCGCTGCGCCAGCTCTGGAACCCGAAAACCTGCCCGGTAAATCTGTTGCCCTATCTGGCGTGGGCGTTTTCGGTTGACCGCTGGGATGCGACGTGGCCGGAAGAAACCAAGCGTGACGTGATTGCAGCGGCGTATTACATCCACAGTCGCAAAGGCACCATTAGCGCGGTGCGCCGCGTGGTTGAGCCGCTGGGGTACGTGATTAACGTCAATGAGTGGTGGGAGACCAATGACCCGCCCGGCACCTTTCGGCTCGATATTGGCGTATTGGAAAGCGGTATCACCGAGGAAATGTATCACGAGATGGAGCGGCTTATCGCAGACGCCAAGCCCGCCAGTCGCCACCTTATCGGACTGACCATTATTCAAGATATCGCCGGTTATGCCTACACCGGCGTCGCCCTGTATGACGGCGACATTATTACCGTTTACCCTGACCTAGAGAGCTAACCCGATGGCACAAAAATATAAGGCGGTACTGACCAAAATCGGCGCGGCCAAGATTGCCGCCGCGACCGCTGGCGGGACTAAAATCAACCTCACCCAAATGGCCGTCGGTGACGGTGGCGGCACGTTGCCCACGCCTGACCCAGCACAAACCAAGCTGATTGCCGAGAAGCACCGCGCCGCGCTTAATAAAGTCAGTGTTGACGCGAAACATAAAAATTACTTAGTGGCCGAGCTGGTTATTCCACCGGAGATTGGCGGCTTTTGGATGCGTGAGCTCGGTCTGTTTGACGAGGTCGGCGATCTGATTGCGGTCAGTAATATGGCCGAGAGTTACAAGCCGCTGTTATCCGAGGGCTCAGGCCGTGCGCAGACCCTGCGCATGGTGGTGATTGTCAGCGATATGGACACGGTGAATTTGCTTATCGACAGCTCGACCGTGCTGGCAACACAGGAATACGTTGACGATAAATTGCTGGAGCATGAACAATCGCGCCGCCATCCTGATGCCACGCTCAAAGAGAAAGGTTTTACACAACTAAGCAGCGCCACCAATAGCAACAGCGAGACGTTAGCCGCCACGCCGAAAGCTGTTAAAGCCGCGTACGACAAAGCGACCGAGGCTGACAAAAACGCCAAAACCGCAGACGAAAATGCAGGCATGGCCAACGACAACGCCAATACGCGTTTAGAGAAAGATAAAAATCTGTCTGACCTAAAAGATAAGCCGCAGGCGCGTAGGAATTTAGAACTCGGCACTGCCGCAATCGCCAATGTTCAAAAATCTATTACGGATAATACCCCTAATGCATTGATGATAAATGGCGCATGGGGACTGGGGGCGAGTGGTGTGGGTATGGTGGATAGCGATATTTTATCGCCAACCAGTATTGGCAATGCCTTTTTTAATCAAGGCGGCGGCGCTGCAAATAGTCATTTTGGCGGTTATGGAACGGGCATTCACTTATCGTATGGATCGAACGGTGATAACAAACAGAGATTAACCGCCAACCTCTTTGTTGATTCTACAGGGAACCTATCCGTTGAATGGCTCGCGGTGAACAAAAGCGATGGCGCGATTGTTGTTAAGCATATTCAAAAACTTTATGGACCATTAAATAAACCCTCTGCGGCCGATGTTCGTGCAATCCCATTTTTTGGGGGGATTAGTGCGGGGACGAACTTAAACACGCTGACTGAACCCGGTATTTGGTTTAACTCCGCCAATGCTAACGCCTCTCTGGCATTAAATTATCCCAGCACTCAAGCCGGTTCATTGCAGGTTTTGCAGGATGCTGGCACCACCCAAATTTATACCGAATATTCTAGTGGTGCAGGGAGGCAATGGCGTCGTGGTCTCTATATGGGGACGTGGAGCGCTTGGCGAGTTGTCTATGACTCCATGAATAAACCGAGTGCCAATGATGTCGGGGCATTACCGATAACTGGTGGCACGCTTAATGGTAATTTGACGGTTAAAAACCAGATCCAAGTGGGCAGCGTTGGTAACGGCTTTCTGGCTATTGGGGACAACGATTCTGGCTTGCGCAGCTCTGTCGATGGTCAGGTGGATTTATACGCTAATGGACGAATGTATGGTTATTGGAATACCGGTGTTTTTTCATTCACCGGACAGATAATACCGTCTAATTACAACAATTTTGATACGAGGTATCAGGCAAAAGGTAATTACACCCCTGCCGGAGAAGCCTACACCAAGGCGGTAAGCGATTCGCGATTTCAGCCTAAAGGTAACTACACGCTAGCCGGAGAAGCTTATACAAAAGGGGAATCAGACGGGAGATATATGCGTGATGTGCGCTTGGGAACGCAGGCTAGGACAGGTGATGGGAGTTTTACCATTCCGGCAGGTTGTGTCGTAACTTCCGTATGGTCTGTTAATTGGGGAGTGCATGCTCTTTATTACAAGCCTATTCAAAGAAATATTAATGGAACATGGGTAACTATTTCAGGGTGATTAAATGCAATTATTAAATTTAAAGATATACGAGCCCACTCAGAAATTATCAGATGATGCACTGCATTTAATTGATGAGAATGGCTTAGATTGGTATGAATCTCAAAGTAAGTTTAAGGACAATACCCTAAAGATTGCATGCGATGATCAATCCATCATCCGAAGTTCATCATTTGATGTTTCTATGTTATGGCCGATGTCATTATCTGTTTTCGAAGTCGATAAAAATAAAATTCCTAAAGGGTTCCCTGAGCAACCTGACGATAATTGGATTTTTGACGGTAAGAAATTAGCACCTCGCGAGGTGTCTAAATCTGAATTACTCGCTCAGGCCGAAGAAACCCGCGCACAACTGATGACCGAGGCCAATCAAAAAATTACGCCGTTACAAGATGCCTCAGATTTAGACATCGCCACCGAGGATGAATTAGCCCAGCTCAAAGCATGGAAAACCTACCGAGTATTACTCAGCCGTGTTGATATCTCATCGGCTCCTGATATTGATTGGCCGCCGTTACCCGCCTGATAGTTTCCGTTATTTCTTGCCCTCGATTGAGGGCTTTTTTTTGCCTGTTGTTTCACCGCCCGAACGTCGGTCATTGCTCGCCGTTCCCGTCCACGCACAACACAATAGCCTTGCAACTTTCTCACGGAGTCAAACACGATGCCCGATTTTAAACATGGCGTGCAGGTGCTCGAAATTAACGACGGCACCCGCGTCATTTCCACCGTTTCGACCGCCATTATTGGCATGGTCTGCACCGCCTCGGATGCAGATGAAAAAATGTTCCCGCTCAATGTACCGGTGCTGATTACCGACGTGGTAGCCGCTGCCGGTAAAGCCGGAACAAAAGGCACCTTAGCCGCCGCACTGGCGGCCATCGGCGACCAGTGCAAACCCGTTACCGTCGTGGTGCGCGTGGCCGAGGGCGAAGGTGATGACGAAGAAGCGATCCAAGCGGCGACCATTTCCAACATCATCGGCGGCGCGGATGAGAACGGCCAATACACCGGCCTAAAAGCGTTGCTTACCGCGAAAGCCGTCACCGGCGTTAAACCGCGCATTTTGGGCGTGCCGGGTCTCGATACTAAAGAGGTGGCCGTCGCACTGGCGGCAGTCTGTCAGCAGTTGCGCGCCTTTGGCTATATCAGCGCGTGGGGCTCTAAAACCCTGTCGGATGCGATTAAGTACCGCGACAATTTCAGCCAGCGCGAGCTGATGCTGATTTGGCCGGACTTTTTGGCATGGGATACCACGGCCAACGCCAGTGGCACCGCATGGGCGACGGCGCGCGCATTAGGTCTGCGCGCCAAGATTGACCAAGAGACCGGCTGGCACAAAACCCTGTCTAACGTCGGCGTGAACGGCGTCACCGGTATCAGTGCCTCAGTATTTTGGGATTTACAGGCACCGGGCACCGATGCCGACCTACTCAACGAAGCCGGTGTTACCACGCTGGTGCGCTCCGATGGTTTCCGCTTTTGGGGCAACCGCTGTTGCTCTGACGACCCGCTGTTTATGTTCGAGAACTACACCCGCACCGCGCAGGTGCTGGCCGATACCATGGCCGAGGCGCATCAATGGGCGGTAGATAAGCCGATGACCGCCACGCTTATTCGCGACATTGTCGAGGGTATCAAGGCCAAATTCCGCGAGCTGAAAACTAACGGTTACATCATCGATGCGGATTGCTGGTATGACGAAAGCGCCAACGATAAAGAGAGCCTGAAAGCGGGCAAACTCTACATCGATTACGACTACACGCCGGTGCCGCCGCTGGAAAATCTCACCTTACGCCAACGCATCACCGATAAATATCTGGTGAGCTTAGGTTCAACCGCCAACAGCTAAGGATTAACCCGCTATGGCTTTACCGCGCAAATTGAAATACCTCAACCTGTTTAACGATGGGTTGAGCTACATGGGTGTCGTCAGCTCGGTGACGCTGCCCAAACTGACCCGCAAGCTAGAGAACTATCGCGGCGGCGGGATGAACGGCTCGGCGGCGGTGGATTTAGGTCTCGATGACGACGCGCTGGCCGTGGAGTGGACTATCGGCGGTTTTCCTGACGATGATTTATGGAGTCAGTACGCCGTGCCGGGTGCCTCTGATGTGCCGCTGCGATTCTCGGGTTCTTACCAGCGTGACGACACCGGCGATATTAGCGGTGTGGAAATCGTGTTACGTGGCCGTCACAAAGAAATCGACGGCGGTGACAACAAGCAAGGCGAGAACACCGAGACCAAAATCTCGACCCAATGCACCTACTACAAGTTGATTGTGGACGGCAAAGAGCTCATCGAGATTGACGTCGTTAACATGATTGAGAAGGTCAACGGCGTCGACCGCTTAGCGCAGCACCGTAAAAACCTCGGTCTGTAATGTCATGACCGGTCAGGTGTAACACTGGCCGGTTAATCCCCTTTTTTAAAGAGAATAATCATGAAAGATAAAAACACCACTGAGCACGTCACCCCTGAAAATGACAATCTGGTGACGCTGGAGAATCCGATTAAGCGTGGCGATCTGCTTATCGAGCAAGTGACCCTCACCAAACCCAATGCGGGAACCCTGCGCGGCGTGAGTCTAGCCGCGGTGGCAAATTCTGATGTGGACGCGCTGATTAAGGTGCTGCCGCGTATGACCTACCCGCCATTGTTGGAGAGCGACGTGGTCAAGCTGGAATTGCCCGATATGATTGCGCTGGCCGGTAAGGTGATCGGTTTTTTGTCGCCGAATTCGGCTCAATAGACTTTCCCGCCGACTTATCGGTCGATGACCTGATGGCGGATATCGCAGTGATATTTCACTGGCCGCCCTCAGAACTTAACCCCATGAGCCTGACCGAGCTCGCCCTCTGGCGCGACAAAGCGCTACAACGAAGCGGAAACACTGATGAGCAGTAATCTAAAATTGCAGGTGCTTCTCAACGCCGTCGACCGAGCCAGCCGCCCGTTTAAAGCGATCCAGACAGAGAGCAAATCTCTGTCTGGCAGTATTCGCGACACGCAGAAAACCCTCAAAGAGCTGAACACCCAAGCGGGACGCGTTGAGGGCTTTCGCAAAACGAGCGGCCAGCTCGCCGTCACCGGCCAAGCGTTGAAGAAAGCCAAGCAAGAAGCCGCCGAGCTGGCTATCCAATTTAAAGCCACCGAAAAGCCAACACGCGCACAGGCGCAGGTGATGGAGTCAGCCAAGCGCGCCGCCTCTGAGCTCCAGCTAAAATACAATGGCCTACGCCAATCCGTGCAGCGCCAGCGCCAAGAGCTACAGCAAGCGGGTATCAATACGCGCACGTTATCCAACGATGAGCGCCGCTTAAAAGCCTCGGTCAATGAAGCGACCGCCAGCCTCAATCGCCAGCGCGAAGCCCTCGCACGTAACAGCCAGCAACAAGCCAAGCTCAGCCGGATTAATCAGCGCTATCAGAGCGGTAAAGCGCTCGCCGGGAATCTGGCGGGAGCCGGTGCCGCTGGTGTGGGTATGGCGACGGCGGGCATTGTGGCCGGTGCTGCCGTATTAAAGCCCGGTTATGACTTTGCACAGAAAAACTCGGAGTTACAGGCCGTACTCGGTCTAGATAAATCGAGCGCGGATATGTTGGCGCTACGGGGTCAGGCGCGCCAGCTCGGCGACACTACTGCCGCCTCAGCCGATGACGCTGCCGCCGCGCAAATCATTATCGCTAAGTCAGGCGCTGATAAAGAAGGTATCCTCGCCGCGACGCCCGTCACGCTTAATCTATCCTTAGCAAACAAAAAAACCATGGAAGAAAATGCCGCGCTATTAATGAGCACGAAATCTTCTATGGGGTTACAAAACAAAGATGTGGCACATATTGGTGATGTCATTTCAGCAGTGATGAATAAGTCTCAAGCTAAGTTTGAGGATCTAAGTGTTGCATTGCCATACATTGCACCACATTCGAAGAATGCAGGTATTAGCATCGAAGAGACGGGCGCAATGGTGGCGGCATTGGCTGATGATGGGCTGGATGGCTCAAAATCTGGCACCGGAGGCCGCGCAGTTATAACCCGTTTACAGGCACCAACCGGTAAGGCGCGTGAGGCAATCGACGAGCTTGGAGTCAAAACCTCCGACAGCAAAGGTAATATGCGCCCGCTGTTTACCATCCTCAAAGAGATGCAAAAAAGCTTTGTTAAAAACAAACTAGGTAACTCACAGCGCGCCGAATATATGAAGGTGATATTCGGCGAAGAAGCAGGGGCGTCGGCGGCTTCATTAATGACGGCGGCCGCCTCTGGAAAACTTGATAAGCTGACAAAAATATTCAAAGAGTCTGATGGTAAAACCGCTGAATTAGTTGCCATTATGCAGGACAACCTAGGCGGGGATTTTAAAGAATTTCAGTCAGCCTATGAGGCTGTAGGTATCGACCTCTTTGACCAGCAAGAGAGCTCTTTACGTCAGCTCACCCAAACCGCTACGAAATACGTGCTTAAGCTCGACCAGTGGATACAGAAAAATAAAGGGCTATCCCAAACCATTCTAAAAATTGCCGGTGGTGCGGTCGCTATCATTGGCGTTCTTGGTGCGATTGGTCTGGTGGCGTGGCCGGTGGTGATGGGGATAAATGCGATCATTGCCGGAGCCAGTTTGCTCGGCACCGTCTTTGCCGCCGTCGGTAGCGGTATTTTAACGGTGCTCGGTGCGCTGACGTGGCCGATTGTCGGTATTGCAGCGGCTATTGTCGCCGGTGCTCTGCTTATCCGTAAATATTGGGAGCCTATCAGCGCCTTTTTTAGTGGCGTGGTTGAAGGACTCAAGGCAGCGTTTGCGCCGGTGTCTGAGATGTTTGCGCCATTAATGCCGGTGTTTGATTTGTTGGGGCAAAAACTCCAAGCCGCTTGGAAATGGTTCGGGGATTTGATTGCGCCTGTGAAGTCGACGAAAGAAAGCCTCGATAGTTGCAAAAATGCTGGTGTCGAATTTGGTCAGGCGCTAGCGAGTGTGTTGACGGCACCGCTCAATCTATTTAACGCGATAGGCAGCAAGGTCGATTGGCTATTAGAAAAAATGGGCTTAATGAAAAAAGAGTCTGCCGATATCGATGCCAATGCCAGCAAGGTTAATCAGTACACCACCGGCGCGAACGGTCGAGGCTATTCGCCCTCGGGCGGGATTCTCACCGGCGGCTATGCCCCGGTAAAAGCGGGTGGCGCAAGTTATACCGACCAAAGCCAACATACTTACCAGCTCGATATTAATATTCCTCCTGGTCAAAACCGAGAGGATGCCAAAAACATGATCCGCGAAGCACTCGAAGAACGTGACCGCCAACGCCGCGCCGCTGGCCGTTCGCGCATGACCACCGATTAAGGAGCCCTTACTATGATGTTAACGCTCGGACTGTTTGTGTTTCAGCTCCAGACGTTGCCTTATCAATCATTACAGCAAAGCCTCGATTATCGCTGGCCGTCAAACAGCCGTGTAGGGCAGCGTCCCACTTATCAGTTTTTAGGTGCTGGCGAGGATAAGGTGACTTTGTCGGGCGTGTTACTGCCTGAAATCACCGGCGGCGCGCTGTCTATGCTCACGCTTAAAACGATGGCCGAGCAGGGTAAAGCATGGCCGCTGATTGGTGGCGATGGGGCAATCTATGGCATGTACGTTGTCGCCAGCATGACGCAGACACAAAGCGTCTTTTTTGCCGATGGCAGTGCTCGCAGGATTGAATTTAGCATGACCCTAACCCGCGTCGATGAATCGCTCGGGGCGATGTTCGGAGACCTGCAACAACAGGCCAACGACTTAGCCGGTCAGGCGGGTGAGATGGCGCAGAAAGCGCAGGATATGGCCGGAGGGTTATTTTCATGATGACCAGTATGCCTATCGCCGCCGGTGCTGATATTGCGCCCGCGTTTATGCTCACCCTCGGCGGGGATGATATTACCGACAACCTCAGTCATCGCCTGTTGTCACTGACGATGACCGACAATCGCGGCTTTGAGGCTGACCAGCTTGATATCGAGCTCGATGACGGCGACGGGCAACTCGCGATGCCCGCTCGCGGCGCGGTGCTGTCACTGTTTCTCGGCTGGAAAGGTTCGGCGCTAATTGGTAAAGGTCAGTTTACCGTTGATGAAATCGAGCATCGAGGCGCGCCGGACACGCTGACCATTCGCGCCCGTAGCGCTGATTTTCGCGGATCACTTAATTCCCGCCGTGAGGTGTCTTACCACGACACCACCCTCGGCGCAGTAGTGAAACAAATAGCCGAGCGCAACCAGCTCGATGCGATGCTGGCGAAAGGCTTTGCTGACATTGCGATCCCTCACATCGACCAATCTCAGGAGAGCGATATTAAATTTCTCACCCGTCTGGCCGAGCGCAACGGTGCCGAGGTGTCAGTCAAAGCGGGCAAGCTGTTATTTCTCAAAGCGGGGAACGGCGTGACGGCCAGCGGCAAACCTATCCCGATGATGACTATTGAACGCCGCGACGGCGACCGGCACCAGTTTGCGATCGCCGACCGCAATGCTTACACCGGCGTGACGGCGAACTGGTTACATACCAAAGACCCGAAACCGAAAAAGCAAAAGGTAAAGCTACAGCGCAAAGCCAAGACTCAGCACCTGCGCGCCCTACAGCATCCCAAAGCGAAGCCCGCGAAAAAGACAACCACCAAGGCGACCAAGCCACAGGAAGAAAAACAGGGCGAGTATCTGGCCGGTGAGTCCGATAACGTGCTGGCGATAACGACAATCTACTCGACCAAAGCGCAAGCAATGCGAGCCGCACAATCCAAGTGGGACAAAATTCAACGCGGCGTGGCTGAGTTCTCTATCAATCTCGCCATGGGGCGCGCTGATTTATATCCAGAAACGCCGGTCACGGTGAAAGGGTTTAAGGCCGTCATAGACCAACAGGTATGGACGATCACTAAAGTGACCCACACCCTCGGCGATGGCGGCTACACGACGGCGCTAGAGCTTGAGGTTAAGCTGTCTAACGTTGAGTATGAGGAAGAAAAACAAGATGAATAAATATACATAATTCATTGTTTTAAAAGGATAAAAACACTAAAATTGCTGTATCAAATCTAGCCATTGAGGTGATTAAAATGTTTCATTGTCCACTCTGCAAAAATGCCGCTCATGCCCGTTCTAGTCGCTATATAACCGACAAAACAAAAGAGCGTTATCACCAGTGCCAGAACATTAATTGCGGCTGTACCTTTGTCACGATGGAAACAGTGGAGCGTTACATCATGCTACCGGGCACGGTTGTCCCCGTCATGCCTCACCCGGAACGAAACGGACAACAAACCCTCTGGATGTAAAAATAGAAAAGCCCCGAATATCGGGGCTTTTCTTTTGAGGGGAGTTAGTGATTCATGTTCATGTGTGTGTGAGATAGGATAATAGAATTTGTAGCATTATCACCGACAGCAGCGCCAAGATCATCGCAAGTGGAGCGAGGATTTTCCAATACATATCCCATATAATTATGCTTATTGAGAATGCGCACTTCTTTTGTATTTTTTAGATAAGCTGCATTCTTTTTATCCCAAGCCGGAACACATACACCGGAACGAATAACAGCAAGATAAACATCGCTAGTAACTTCACCTTCATTCATATTTACGATGACAATATTATTTTTTTCATTGATAGCCAGTGGTTGCCATGGCTTGAGTGACTTCTGCAATATGTTGACATCGCTAGCCTGAGCAATAGCACTAAACGATATACATAAAGCCAATAGGCACAAAGTTTTTTTCAT